CGTTGTCCAAATCTCTGAGCCTTCTTTTCGTATCGTTGGAATTAAAATATCCCAGGACTTCTTAGTACAAACCTGCGCTTCTTCTACCCAACAAATATCGGTGCCTTCGTAACTCTTGAGATTCACAACACCTTGCTGACGGATTCCAACGAAAGTAATCTCTGAGCCATTTTTCCCGATAATCTTTTTTTCCTGCACATCGAACAAATGATCTAAGTTCATAAGACTGATCTGATCTTTCAGCAATCGATGGACACTTTCCTGAATACTCTTTTGGGTCTCCCTTGCGCATAATATTCTGATGGGTTTTTCTACTGCCTTAGTAATCAATACTCTGGCAACCGACCAACTCTTACCGGAACCCCTTCCTCCATACAGCACTTTAAATCTCTTAGGTTGGAAGATCGGCAAAATCTTCTTAGGAAGTTCTAATCTATACTCCACAAATCTTTATGCTCGTTACTGTTTGTATTGGAGAGCCGTCAGCCCCTACGATTTCATTTACCTGGGTTTCCTTCCAGTTCGCTCTAGTCTTTAGCCAAAAGATAGCAGCCGCGGTGTTTCCCATCTTTGCCTGCTCAAATAAACTTTTTGCTACCTGAGCATTTGCATCAATCCTGCCATCAGTTAATTCTTTGGAGTAATACTTCACTAACGTATCACTTGCGATATCTAATTTAACAGCGATCTCCTCATACTTTGTTCCAACCGCTGCTAATGTACGCACTAGCTTTCTTTTTTCCTCGGTTGGCTTATGGGAAGGTCTGCCCCTTCTTGCACTTGCCATCTTTTATAACTCCGATTTAATCAATTAACTTTGCTTTACTTCCTGTAAAATCTTCCCATCTTTTTACAATTACATCGCAATAGATTGGGTCTTTTTCCATCATGTAACATCTACGATTTGCCTTTTCGCAGGCAATCAACGTTGACCCCGAGCCACCGAAAGGGTCCAATACAATCCCAGTATTTTTTGAAACGATATTTATACCTTTTTCTGGTAATTCAACGGGAAAACACGCTTTATGATTTTTTGCCTGTGAATTAGTATTGCTTACCTGCCAAAAATTGCTAGACACTTGCTTTACTGCAATTGACTGTTTATTTGTTGAAAACACATAAATTGGCTCCCATTCACGCATTAACGACCCTTTAAATGGAATACTGCTATTTTTCTTCCAACAAATCTGTTCCACAAGATAAGGCAATCTTTTTTGTATTTGTTCAATATACTCAAACCTAGAATTGGAGTTGTAATTTATATTCCAAAAGATAAATCCATCTGTAACGGCAAAGCAAATGTCCAAAACGGAGGCTGTAAATTTAACATAATCCTTAGAATCCCAATTATCTGGACATCCATTTGCATACATCGGCACGCTTTTTTTCTTATTAAATACATCCCCCTGCGGAGCTTTAGAATTTGCATTATATGGAGGAGATGTAAAAACCATATCGGCTTTTTCTCCTTCCATAAGTCTTTCAACCTGCTCAACGCTCGTGGAATCTCCACATAAAAGTTTATGGTTGCCTAACTGATATAAATCACCCTCTTTTGTTTGTGCTTCTTCGTTTACCTCTGGGATTTCATCTTCATCGGTTAAGCCATCTTTTGAGCCTTCGGAAAGAATCTGAGCCATTTCCTTCTCATCGAACCCGATCAAACTAGTATCAAACCCGTCTTCTTCTAACCCTTTTAACTCTAAGGAAAGCAACTCCTCATCCCAACCTGCATTCAAAGCAAGTTTGTTATCTGCAATGATGTAGGCTTTTTTCTGGGTCTCCGTTAGATGCTCTAAACGTACACAAGGAACCTCGGGCAATCCTAACTTTTGAGCAGCTAGTAATCTTCCATGTCCTGCAATAATTGTGTTTTTCTTATCAATTAAAATAGGGTTGTTAAAACCAAACTCTGTAATGCTTGCCGCTACCTGACTAACCTGGTTTTCTGAATGAGTCCGGCTGTTATTTACATAAGGGATTAACTTGTTCGTCTCTAGTTTTTCAATCTGCATCTATCAAAACCCTCGTAATACCTTCCAATTAAGATGGCCGGCATACTTTGCATGTGTAACCATTCTGTCTTGTAAATACTTTTGATTGATCTGTTTATCATCTCTGGTTGTACGGTTTCCACACCGTAACTCTGTATAATCGTTTTTGATATTTTCTACGGTATCCCAGTCTTCTCGTGTCATATCAACAATCCCATTTTTTTAACGCTAATGCTTTTCTTGTTGGCCGACCCTTTTTATCTTTCATTGGGCCTTTAACCCCACTCATCCTGGCACAGAAGGACTTACGTCTAGCCGCTGCCTTTGGACTTTTCTTAGCTTGCTTTGCAGATACAGGAGGCTTTAAGTTACTGCCGGTCTTACGATTAATCGCGCGCCTTCCGGCACGATTCAATCCTCCGGTTGGACTCTGATGTTTTTTCAAAACCATTATCGAAACCTTTTTACCTTTGCCGCAATCTTTTTAGGCTGCTTTACAAACTGTTTGCCTTTTTTGTTTCCCTCGGCCTTTGCCCTATTTGTGGCGGCTTTTTCAGAAGCAGACAAACTTTTCCATGCGGCTTTTGGGAGGTATCTTTTTTTCCCCTTAGAAGGTTTCCCATCAGAAGTTGTCCATTCTTGTTTTGTCCATTTCTTTAAGGATTTCTGAGCCTTTTTAAGTGCCATTTCTTATCCCGTAGCTATATGCCTTGGTACGCGCCTCACTTATGGGAAAAGACGGATACCATGCAATGCCATGCTTTTTATTGAACTTTCGCTCTCTTTGTCGTTTTGTTAGTTTTTTATGCGGAGATCGCACCACAATAAAAGAAGGATCCGGTACAGATTTAAACTTTCCAGATAAATAATATTCCGTTCTTTTAAATACCTTCACTTGTATCCCCCGCCTGCTTTTTTATACTCACTTGCCAATAACTGCGCTTTTCTTGCTGACCATTGACCAGGCTTACCACCTTTGGAACCGGCCTTAATCTTGTTAAACAAACGCTTTCTCATAGCCGGTTTTGTGTAATTGCCGGACTGATTAACTTTGGATTTGGTCTTCATTTAAACCCCGGCTCCCTGGCTTGCTTTTTTTCTCCTACAGGAACGCCCAACATCTTTTTTGCGTAAAGGAGTTTTTCAACAAACTCACAATGATTCATTCCGATCTTTGCTGATACTTCATGGATGGGAGTGCCTTTATAAATTTGATACACCGCAATCACAACAAGCGCGGTATCTCCTCGTAACTCCTTTAGTCCAGAGGCATACTTTTCAACAAAGTTTTTAGCCACGCTTGGTTGCTTTCATCTTTGTGGCTTTTTTCGGTCCATACAAAACCTTTTTATCTAAGGCAACCGAGTTGGTGCCTTTTGGTTTTGGCTTTTTAAGAATGAACTCTCTGACGTTTTCAACTTCACTTTTTTTTAGCATAGAGATTATTAAATGTTTGTTCTGGGTCCATGTAAGAGTCATCTTGTTCTGCACAATGAATTTGCTGAGATGGAGCAAAATCTGGGGCTCCTTCTCCGGTCATCCAATACGCAGGACTGGTAACCCTTACTCGATTGTTTGGAAGGGCAACAATGTTTCCCGTCCATTTGTCTGCATCCGTTAAAATTAAAATATGACTTTGTTTATGTTGGGCAGGGTCATCGGCTACCTCACTTTCGGTATAATCCACCGAAAAAAGATATCGAGCCGTATGCAACTTGCCATCGATTTTTGCCAACCACGGAGAAGGCTTTGCCCTCTTTATTTCAAATACCGTGTGCGTATGGCTTGGGCAGTCCCAGGGTTGCACCAAATGCGTGTGCATCCTTGTAGGCCAGTCATCTAAAGGAATGTCCCCAACAAGAGCAGATATAGGCATTCTTGCCCACATTGCCCCGCCATGAACATTCGCCTCCTCGCCATCGTCTGCCTCATAACCTGTAAAGATCATCTGAAACGATAACGAGCGATCTGGCATCGTTGTTACTGCTACAGCTAGAGCGTGAATAAACTCGCCATGATAGTTCTCATGGTTATGGGTAAATTCTTTTCTCACCCAACACTTAAAAAACGGAATAGGACTTGTTAGATAAGCCATTTAGGCTTTCTTGGTTTTTCTTCCTACTTTCTTCAATAATGCGGCCAACCCTGGGTTCATTTTCCCACCGGCTGCCTTACCTTTTTTCTTACCTCCACCTGCTTTGCCTTTTTTCTTGCCTACCATAATTGTTCCCTAATAAAAAAAACCCTAGCAACATGTCCGGAAACTAGGGTTTTTACGGTCTGAAGGAATACTGCTTATGCAAAAATGTGAGGCGCACTGCCTCAAGGGTTATTGTAGGTAAAAATGAAAGTTTTCTCAACTGTTTTTGTTCATTTAACCTCATTATTTTGCTTTTTTAATAAAGTTTTCTTTATTTTTTGGCCTATTTATCCCTTTTTAACCCCTAGAGCAACGTTATTAACGTGCGCAGTCCCTAAACCTAGTAAATAGGCTTGAACGGGTAAATGCGCACCGTTGCTTCCAATCTCTATCCCATCCTGAGTCTCCCAAACTAAAACAACTGCTCCAGTTGGGTTTCCACTCGCATCTTTTTTAATGGTCCTCTGACAATCTTTTAGAACCTGAATACTTACTTCATTTTGCTCAATATTTAATGGGGTAATTTCAAACTTCACTGGCTCATGTTCCATTTACAACTCCTTTTGTACTTGATTTTTTGCAATACTCAAATCTGCTTCGAATTGAAATTTATCGATGCGTAATTTCTTAGCTAGTCTTTCTTTCGATAAATGCGGATACGTTACATACCGTGCTTTTAAAATTTCCTTAAAACGAGTGTTTAACTTACAAACAATCGCCTCTACTTTTTCGCCTTGACGAATATCGATAAACGGTTTTTTCTCTTCCTCGCTAAAAACTTCACCTGCCTCTGGAATGTATCGATGCTCAATACTTCTACAATGGCTATCAGGTTGTGGAGATACTGGCTCTAATGTATGTAAATAAAGAGCCCAGTTCCTCAATATCTCATCAATCATACTTAGGAGGGTCAACAATTTTTAATCTTTCACTGTGAAATAACCAACCAATAGAAGCGCGGTGCGCTCCTTCCCATATTTCTTTTTTAATTTCTTTGGAAATATTTTCCTGATCAACTCGGTGATGACAAACAGAACAAAGATAAGCGATTCGAAAATCGTGCGCCTTTAATCCTGTGCCTTTTCCATCAAGGAGTTGATTGCTATGCGCAGCCACAATCGTTCCATCATTGGACTTTCCGCAGGCCATACAATAGGGAGCATCCTTTGCAAACTTTAAGATTTTTTTCGATCTAAAATTCTTTTCAAACATGTCTCACATACCCACCGTTTAATCCCATGACTTCCTAAAATAAATTTTCCAGTCTCTAACTTTTGATGACTGGAACAACCTCCGCACCACTTTTCTTTTAATATCTTTTGTTGTGCTTTTTCTACTTGCTCCCTTGTTGTCAAACTGTATATTCCTCGATTCCTAACTGCGCGCAAAACGCCTGAACTTTTTCTATGTATTCAGAAAACTCTGCTTTATTTAATTTCGTAGTGGTGCGTTCTTTTTCTTTTACGTTTCCATCAGGAAGTTCAACATAATCTTTTGGTAAGTATTGTTGTTTAAAGTATTCGTGCCAGGTATCGGCAGAAAATGTTCTATTGTCTTCGTTAACATACTGCTCACTAAGATTTTGTAAAAGTGCCCAGTACAAACTGTTTTGTTCTGTCGTGCGATTTCTGGGTTGGATAGTTACGACTTGTCCTTCTGGTGCAGTGCGAATCGCATCGATTGCTTTACACTTAAAATCAAAAGAAGTTAGATAAAAGATTTTTTTCATAAGTCTTTACTCAATATTTGCCATGCTCTTCTAGCCACTTCTGGTACTTGTCCGTTTCCAATGGCTTTAAGTCGGTGTGTCCTAGCGGCCATCCCATTAACCACTCGACCCACATCGGGTTCAGTTGACCACCAGTTTTCTCTCGACCGCCTTCCTTGTCTATCACTTCGGTAGTCAAACTCTTTTGCGTTCCCTTTTTTCCCCTTGTTCTGTCCTGATAACCTTGTCGAGCTTCTGTTGCTGTCGGTGTCGGCCACATTTTCACAGAATCCCTCACTGCCTGATTCAGTGTGTATTGTGCCGGTTGCCCTGATGGCCTTGTCTTTGTCCAATTCTCCTGAGTTCCCCTTGCTCCCATGTTCGCATCCGGTGTCGGCCAGTAATTGCTTTTCCTCATACTTGGAGCCATCTGATTTGCAGTTGCAGTTGGAGTGTGGAACATTTGTTTTTTTGCTACTAACTCCGGTAATCCTTGTTGTTTTGAGTTTGGACCCCTCTTTTTCCAATCCGTTGATAATGGAGTTGGCCACGTTTCTTGCGACAATCCAGATGCGTTTTCTTTTATGATTTGCCCCGATGTCGTCTGCTCCCACAATTCCCCATCTCGCATTAAACCCCATCGAGGCAAGATCGGAGAGGACGATATTGAGTCCTCTAGAAACAAGCATTGGTGAGTTTTCTGCAAAGACCCATTCGGGTTTAACTTCCCCAATGACTCTTGCCATTTCACTCCAGAGTCCTGATCTTGAACCTTTAATTCCTGCTCCTTTTCCGGCTGCGCTAATGTCCTGACATGGAAACCCTCCAGATACAACGTCAACAACGCCTCGCCACGGTCTTCCGTCAAAGGTGCAAATGTCATCCCATACTGGGAAAGTCGGGAAAATCTTGTCATTTTGTCGCTGTAACAATACGCTGATGGCGTAAGGCTCTTGTTCGACTGCGCACACTGTTTTCCATCCGAGTAAATGTCCACCGAGGATTCCTCCACCTGCGCCTGCGAAAAGTGCCAACTCATTCACGCAACCTTTAATTCCGGTTTACATTTTTTAAACACTGCCCGTTTGAAATCTTGTGGGTCTTCGAAATCTTCTTCTTTCAATCCATTTTCTTCTCCTTTAGCAACAATTCCGGTCCAGGTTTCGTGCCACTGTTTGATTTTTCCATCTACGAGAACATCTGTTCCTAAATCAACCTCGCATTCATCTTCCCACCTCTCTCCTCTTAACCAGGTTGCAAAGTGTGGAATGAACGCAGGTTTTGTTAAATCCCATAAATGAGCCTTTGCAGTATCAATAGCTTTTAGAATTACACTGTTTGATGGCCTGATGCTTTCCATTTGTAACCACGCTTTTTTTGCTTCTGCCTTCGCTACTTTCCTTGGATATGCTTTCCAAACCTCATCAAACTTCTCATCAACCATTTGATTGCCTCCTTAAAAAACGAAACTCCATAGAAACGACCAACTGCGTAAAACAGTTTTTGACGGGAGATGTATTGCGTAACAACACTCTGTTAGTCAGCCCGACCCGATCCTAACGGCTATCGAGGGTGTCGACCCCTGCTCTCTGGCTACTTCTTCCAGAGCCTCTAGCCCATCTGCCCCTTCTTACTGAAACGCTGAGGTTTCGCGTTTAAAACTCAAACTCCTTTACTTGCCACCGGTTCTTTTCTTTGAACCAACCATGTACAAGAATCCTCCAACCGGCACCCATCACTAATGGGTAGTTGTCAGATTCGCTAATTTTTTTAATCCTGCTACTCATGTTGCTTTTCGAAGTAACTTGCACAGCCAGGGTCTCGTCCTTGCTAACCGCCACCACGTCGATAAAACCAAACAGATCATTTTTTCTTTTAGTGAAATAGTTATACTTTTCAACGTTTTCACAAAGGTATCCTTCCTCTCTAAGTTTCAGAGTTGTTCGATTCGTGAGATTCACGCAGTACACTCCATTCCACTTGCGGATTTAAGGTTTCGCACGGGATTCCGGTAACTTTTTCAATCGTTGGGCAAAACCGCGCAGGGATAACATTTCCCCACTGACCCACCGCAGATTTCGAAACATTGCAGATTTTGGCAAGTTTCGTCTTAGTTTTTACCTCTTTCAATACTATATCTAGCGTTTTCATACCTATATTATAAAGGAAACTCTACTTTTTTATACAGGTTCCCTGATTTTTTTTAAAAAACAAAGAATTTAGGTAACCAAACAATAACAAGTAAATAAACCTTTACTTTTATAAAATAGTTTAGTAATCTGGACAGCTTTACTCTTAAAAGAGTTATTTTTCATGTAAATTTTTAGGAGATTTTATGTTTTTGCATTTACAGATGAAAGCAGCCAATTATGAAAACTTCCGAATGGGTAGTATTGTGTCGAAAAAAACTGGGTTGGACTCAGGATAAAGCAGCAGAAGAACTCAAGGTATCAAAGGCGACGATATCCTCTTGGGAAACCGGTAAATACGTTCCTAAAATTCAAGCAATTATGCAATTAGCCGCCTTTGCTGATGAGAAATTACCATCAGCTTTGAGTTATCAAAGTGCGAGTTTTTATGCTACGGAATCAACGAAAATATTTGTTAAAGACAACGATTTTAAGGAAACGGAGGAAACTGTGGTAGTTGATGTTCAGTACAAAGATTGTTTTGCCTGGAAGGTTGCTGATAAAAGCTTGGAGACAGTTTTTAATCAAGGAGACACTCTGGTAATAGACCCAAAATCTGTGCCTACCCCGACCGATTATGTTTTGGTGAAATATAAAGGTAGCACACAACTTGGAGTAGAAGATCAGTGGATATTTACCATACGCAAAATGAAAATTGTTGATACTGCAAAATGTCATTTTCAATTTGTACCAGAAAACGGGATGTATCCATCAATCGATAATCAACAAACAGAAGTAGAAATTTTAGGGGTTGCCAAAGAATCGAGGAGGAGACTGTAAAGATAAATAACCCCCCCTCTTATTTATCTTTTTTTTAAGGTATATAAATCGTATTTATTTACCTTGACTTTTTGAATTTTGCCTGAACCAGTTTCGGGCATTTTTTTTGTCAATTTGTCTTGCAAACTAGTTGCAATTTCGTACAGGTTCCTTTATTCTTAGATACAGTAAACTTTACTAATCATGTTCGGCTTACTACTACTGGAGGAATATATGAACGGAATCGTAAACATAAAAGGCAAGGACTATAAAACCGTTGCCAAAAGGGTTGAGGAGTTTCGTGAGAAGTATCCACGATTCTCTTTAATTAACGAGATTGTCCAGATCGATGAGAAAGTAGTCATCATCAAATCAACAATTAGTGATGAAACCGGCAGGATTCTCTCTACTGGCTTTGCTGAGGAAAAAAGGGGCAGTTCTATGATCAATAAGACTTCTGCCCTAGAAAATGCGGAAACCTCAGCAATCGGAAGAGCCTTATCTGGGCTAGGTTTTGGAGGAACCGAATTTGCAAGTGCGAATGAAGTTGAAAACGCTATCCATCAGCAATCTAGTGATACGACAAAAGAGTTAGTTAACAAGGCTCAGGCTCGTAAAAAACAGATTGTTGAAAATCATGCGAGGCAGTTCTAATGGAACAACGCTCAGAGGAATGGTTTCAGCAACGTCTTGGAAAAGGCACTGCATCCAAAGCAAATGATATGCGCTCAAAGACAGGAGTGAAACGTAAAAATTATGCGATTCGTTTACTGACTGAGCGACGTACTCAAATGCCTATAGATACCTTTGTTTCTCCTAGCATGGAGTGGGGTACAGAAAACGAGCCAATTGCAAGAATGGCTTATCAATTAAAAAATAAAGATAGTGGCATGGCAGAAGTAGGTTTTCTGCTCCACCCTACTATCGAAAATTTTGGCGCATCCCCTGATGGACTTGTAGACAAAGACGGGCTCATCGAAATTAAATGCCCAAACTCTACTACGCATATTGAATGGCTTTTAGCAGGCAAAGTCCCAACCACTCACAAAAACCAGATGATTGCTCAACTCGTTTGTACCGGTAGGCAATGGTGCGACTTTGTAAGTTTTGACCCCAGAGTAGGAGAAGACATAGAACTCTTTGTAGTGCGATTTGAGCCTACTGCCAAAGAGAGAGAAGAACTAGAAAAAGATGTAACAGAGTTTTTAGCAGAGGTAGATGAGATGGAAGACCAACTAACAAAGTTAGGAGTTATGGATGCTTAGTTATGCTATTAAAGGTTCACCAAAAGAAATTGAAAAGCAATTGTTTCAATTGCATGCCAATCGACAATATTACGACCCAACGAATCTGGGTTTTAAGGCAGGCATATTAATTGAAAATTGTATTGAGTTTCATAAAAGCAACCCGATTGTTTGGGAGATTTTTCACCGTTTAGCAGTACAAGTCTCTAAGAAAAAAACACATTTCGGAGTTGCTGCTATTTGGGAGCGTATGCGATGGGAGTTAGCAATCGAAATTGATAACGATTTGGAATACAAATTGAATAACGATTACAAGGCATTTTACTCTCGCTTATTTAATGAAGTTGCACATAAAGACTTTTTTACAATGCGCGAAAGTATTTTTGATGAGGTGCATTACGAAATCCTAGCTAAGGAGTTGCCTTGCTAGTAAAAATGCTTGTCTTTATTGCCGGTGGTTCTTTGGTTTGGTTGTTCCATCACATAAACATGAATGAAACCCATGAATTATGGAAAGCCGCCTATCAAGCAGGATACTTACAAGCGCAAGAATTTTATCAAGGCATTTTAGAAATAGAAAATGCACCAGAGGTTTTAGATGCAAAGTGCATGTTTCGAAATTTTGAATGGAAAGAAGAACACAACTCAAGGGGGAAGTAATATGGCTAAAGTTAAATATGACGTAGTAGCTGTAACGGGTACATATCAAGACCCAGTAACCGGGCAAGAAAAAAAGAAGTATGTTACTTGCGGAAGAGTAATTGAGAACGACAAAGGGTTTAGTTTAAAACTCGATGTTGTTCCTATTAATAGTGAAGGTTGGTTTGGACTATATGAGCCCAAGAAGAAAAATAACAATGGAGATGGGAATGGAAGAAGAGAAAATGACTACGCAAGAAAAGACGATGACGTCCCATTCTAAAGACCCGATCAATCCTGATTACTATAAATCCGGAGGGATTGAAACCATCGATGTGATTGAAGCGAAAATGTCCAAAGAAGAATTTAAAGGATATTTATTAGGAAGTGTTATGAAGTATTTGTCTCGTAAAAAATCAAATTGGGTTGAGGATTTAAAAAAAGCCAGATGGTTTTTGAATCGGTTAGTGATTGAAGAGGAAAAAAGTGAACTGTCCAACTTGCAACGCAAAAAGTGAAACGCTTGATACGCGCACTGCCCCTGGAGTGGTGCGCAGAAGAAGGCGTTGCAAAAAGTGTGGGATGCTTTTTAAGACAGAAGAAAAGGCAGTACAAACGGTTACAAAAATAAAGAAAGAAAAACGAGATGAGGATGAATATTTTGATGATTGGGACCACGTTCCGTCTGGAGGGTACGACAAATGGGAATAGAAGAACGATTTAACTTGAAAGAAATTACACGCCCTTTGACTTTTTTTGAGAGGCAAAAACTTCCTCTTATAAGGGTTGGAGAGAAAATTTATATATGTGAGAAGAAAAAAGATGATAAGAACACCGCAAGATACTAGCCTGACTCTGGCTGAGGCCGCAGAGTTTTTGAGATGCTCCCCAAATACCTTGCGATCTTTGGC